AGAGAACATTCAGGACTTAAAAAAATGTCAATGGTATTTAAACGAGTTAGTTAAATATTACGAGGAGTTGTAAGGACTTACCAAGGAGGTAGCTATGAATTTATATGAGTTTGATGATCGTATCTTAAACGAAAGGAACGGAAGAAAGCCTATATATGTAAATAAACATCTTGCTAAAAAGTTTAAGGATTTTTGTGAGAGCGAACAGAAAGAACCACATAGAGTGGTTGAGTATCTAATATCTTTAGGTATGAACTCTGTAAAGCATTACGAAGAACCTAAAGTGTCTGTTGACATCGAAGCTCTTTAAATAGGTTTTCTACATTTTTAAGCGAGTCCATCGCTTGCATCTCTTTGTCTTTAATGGTTATCTGTTTTTTTCCGTCTGCAAAAGTAAAGACAACTTTCTGTGGACCTAAGGCAACCAAAGCATAAACATCTATTGCATTTTTTTCGTATTGCCTACTTTTAGCAAAAGCACCACGCCTAAAATCAAACTGCCATGATACTCTATGTGTTTGTATTTTAGATTGTGTTTTAACCTGGCACTTATATAGATTATGATCAACATCAAAAACAATGTCTGCCTCCGCGCTGTGCGGAACTATCATTACAGTATCTGCGTGTAAAGAAAGTAGCGAGGCTACTAAGTATTCTCCAGATCGGCCAACTCTTTCTGATTGGCGTGACATGAGGTTATTGTGGCTGTCTGCCTATGTTAAATGCTCTTTGCAATGCAGCCATACTTAGGTTTTCATCACCACCAATCTGTTGCTCTATTACACCAGCCTGTCTAGTAACTGCACTCGGCGGTAAAAATCTTTGTGCTTGACCAACTTTGAAAGCGGCTTCGCCAACCAATCTTGGTGATGTTGCTGCTAATAAACCAGCCATTTGTGGAGCTGTTGCACCATAAAATCCACCGACACCCAAAGCACCAATTGGACTAATTTGTCTAGCTAAACCTGTTGGTGTAAATCCACTTAGCGTTTCTCCTGCAATTTTTGGTGTTAAGCTAACATCTCCTGCTTTTTCTAATTCTTTTAGTAATTTTAATCTTATGCCAAAGTTTGTATTAACATTGGTTCTCATAACTGATAGAAGTTTTCTCAATGCGGTATCAGCTGTTGCTTTATCACCCAAACTTAAAGCTTTTTTCATTTCTTTTTCTAAACTAATAGCCTCTTCATAAGCTTTCATAGTTTTAGCATATTCTGGTGATGCTTCTTTGATAAGATTATTAATTGTTGTTCTTGCTTGTGTAACAACAGCAGCACCCTTACCAGCTGTTTTTCCAAACGTGTCAGCCTCTGGCATTAAATTATCTATTTTCTTTTTAAGAGCATCTAATCCTTCTACGGTATGAAACTTAGGATCAACAGACCAATCTAATACAGCATCTTCTATTTCTTTTAATTTTCTTAAACCGCCTGCATCCAAAGTTGTTTTACCTTTAAATTCAAAAGATTTTCTAATATTGTCAACACTTTTTAAAACAGGTGTAAACTCAATTTCTTTTTTTGAAACTTTAGCTTTTTTAATACCTTCTTGATATTGTGCTTTTCTTTTTTCTGCCATTGTTTTGATGCCTTTTCTAGCTTCTTCAACAATTTGTACTGGCTCATCTTTTGATCGCATTGCTCTTGCAAAATCTGTGGCTTGTTGTCCACCAGTAGCTCCTGATACAACAGCTGTTCTAATTGCTTCAGGACCAACACCTGTTGTCAAACCCAATACTGATTCAGCAACACCACCAACAGCTTTTGTAGGTAGCGCTAATGGATCTATAACTTGTCCAGCTTTTTTAGCTGCTTCAGCAACTTCTTTTAATCCACCGACCTTGCCTGCTATTGAAGCACCACCTGTTAATAAAACAGAAACATCGCCTGCAAAACCAACAGGATCAGTTGCTATAGTTTTTTTTATATTTTCCATGCCACCATATCTATTAGCAAAATATTGACCAACAGCTTTTGCTTGTTGTTCACTAGCTTGCTCACCTGGTATTGCTAATTGAATAATACCAAGACCAAGTTCACCTATAGATTTTGCTGTGCCTATTGGGTCTGTGAGAGCTGTAAGAATATCTTTACCATACTGCATACCGCTTTCAGGAATGTTTCTAAAAGCTTGTCCAGCAACCTGTCTTGCAGTCATAGTCTGTGGAGCAGTTGTTACAGTTTCTTGCATTGCCTGTAGTTCAGATAATTTTATTGTCATATTAATCTATTTCTACTTCTTGAACTGTACCATCAGGTAATACCGCATAATATTTACCATTTGATTGGTATAGTGTTGTATCTTTTACAACAACCTTTTTGCTACCAGCTGGTATACCTTGTGGTAATAATGTAAATTTGCTTGTTATTTCTTCTTCAGTTATAGGGGTTCTTTTTGTGTAACCTTTAAATCGATTGCTTTCAACACCCATATTGTAGCCTTTGATATCTTCGTTATAGCTTTCTACTTTTAGTCTAAACATTTCTTCTAATAAAGGCCCAACAACTGCTGGGTTTTGTAAAGCATTTACATCACCGCCTAATCTAGCTATAACCCTCCAAGCATCTTTTTCAGTCATAACACCGCCACCAACAGTATCGATTCTGTTTGCTCCAATAAGTCCTTGCAATTTACCTTCAGCAATCGCTCTTGCTAATTCTTCTGTTGTTAGATTTTGACTACCAGCCAAGGTCTTAAACCATGTAGCCATTTGATCTCCTAGCCTTTCAACACCAACATTAGAATCTGTAATATTTTTCCAATAACTTAATATTTGTTTAAGAGATTTTTCTTCGGTTACTAATTCTTTATTTAAACCAGTAAATGTTTTAAAATCTGGTATATATCTTTGTTCCTCACCAGAAGTTGTCATTCTTGCTTTTGGATATGCTGCAAAAAACTCTTCAGCGCTTAATTGACCTGTTGGTCCATCAAAAATTCTTCTATCTCCAACTATTATTTCTTTATAGTTTCCAGTTTCAGTCAGGTATGTATTACCTTGTCTTGTATAAACTGTTGTATCTTTAATTTCTTTTAAACCTGGCACACCGCTAATTGAATTTGCAATTTCAGGTATTGCAACATTAAAAGGCATTTGTTGACCTGGCTGTACTACAACATTACCAATATTTATAGGCTTGTCTGATTCGTTTTTATACTCAACTAATTCAGGTTTATATGTTTGCCTTTTTTCACCAGCAAACATTTTAGGGTCTATACCAGCTTGGTATAATTTAAGCATATCAGAGTATTGTGGATTTTGTGCTACAAATTCTCTTAAAGCTTTATCTTGTTTTGCTTGTTGCATTTGCTGTTCAGCTAACTGCATCCTTCTAGGATCACCAGATAATATAGCAGATGACCTGCCTAAACTTCTTTCTAAAGCAGATAAACCAGCTTGTCTACGCCTTGCAGCTTCTTCTGGAGACACTTGTTGCATTGGGTCATAGCCACCAATTTTGGTTAGACCTCTGCCGACTCCTTGACCTATTCCTTTAAAAAAATCTCCTATTGCCATATTTCTATCCTATTGGGTAACCACCTGAACCTGGTAGGGTTGAGGGCATATTAAGTTGTGGTAATGGTTGTGATGATGAGAACAAATTACTAAATATTGGTTGTGTTGTATTTAAAAGACCTAAACCAGCTTGGAATTTTTCTAATCCACTAGGGCTATATCCAGTTGTTGTTGTTTGTGTTGGCTGCATACCACTTACACCAGTTGCTAATAAACCAAGTTGTTGTCCAGGATAAGCTAACGCTCTTTGGAACTCGCCTCTTTGTGCATCGATTGCTCTTTGTTGTAGTCCTTGTTGTTGCTGTCCTATACCACCTAGTAAACCAAGACCTTGTAATTGTTGTCCTGCTAACCCACCAAGTAATCCTGATCTTTGCGCACGCGCTTGCATCTCTAACTGTGGCTGTGTTAATGCAGCTCTACCAGCAATATCCAAGCCACCTAATTGTCTTTGTTGTTGTAGCTGTGCTTGTTGCATCCTTCTTTGTTGTCCTAGTTCTGCACCAAAGATACCTGCTTGTTGACCAAGTTGTGCTTGTTGTAATGCACGCTGTTGCTCTTGACCAGCACCAAATACACCTAATTGCTGTTGTCTTGCTAAATCACGCTCCGCCGCCGCCTGCGCCTGCTGGAATCCTGACTGTCTTAAACCAGCTGCTGTTCTAGCCATTTGCTCTGCGTAAGGTCTTTGTGATTCAGACTCTAGTAACGCAGATCTTGAACCACCGAAAGCACCTGCTCTGATTGCTCTTTCTTGTGCGCCAGTTCTTGCTATGTCAGCTTGTCGCTGTATGTCACCCATTGCTAGATCTATAACTTGTTGTTGATATGGAGATTGATAAGCGCCTATGTCTTGGCTTAATAAACCTCTGAACTGCGGTGTAGATACTGGACCTATTTGAGCTGCGCCTGGAGCTTGTGTTGCTTCTATGGTTGGTGCTTCAAAACCAGTGACAGGTTGTATGGTAGGCTTAAATTGTTCTTGTGCCATACCTTGTAAAGCTTTGGTTGGGTCATAACCCATACCAGATTCAAATAGTCCTCTAGTAGCTTGAAATTGTCGTAGTTGATCTGGTGAGAAACCAGCAACCATTGGTCCTGTATAGGGTATAAAAGGTTGTTGAGCAATTTGTTGCGACCTACTATATAGGTCTTGTTGCATTGCTTGTGTTTGTGGGTCCACTTGTTGTGTGGTTGTTGTTTGTCCAGCAGACGAACCTCCGCCACCAGTTAAGCTTTTAACTGCGCCTACAGCTCCTGCTACTTTTCCTACTGTTCCTAACGCTGCTAATCCTGCTGCCATCTTAATTCCTCTTATAAATCTTTTTTAACTATATAATCGTGTTCAAATCCTAGATGTTTTATTTTTCTAATCCATCCTTTTCGACCACCGCCATAAAGTCTTTTTACACCGACTTGTTTGGCAAACTCCTCTATATATGGGAGTATTTCTTCCAACTCTTTGTAATTACCACCACAAAACAAAATATTCATTACTTTAATTTGTGGAAATACTACAAATTCTGTTATGTATGCAGACTTTTTGCCTGGCCATAAATGGAATATTCCATTCCTTATTTTATCCTCTATGTCATCAATTGTATAGGAATCTTGATGTTTTACAGCTTTTGCTATATAAGGCTTACACCTTTCCCATTCAACTTCCCAAGGTTCTTGTACAACCTCTGGGTGTAATTCAACTACTGTATTAGTCGCCTTTACCATATTCTATAATGCTTAAAACTAAATGTATGTTTGCATGGTTTACTTGTGCTTTTAATATTTCGCCTTGTTGTAATACGATTCCTGCATTGGTTTGCAACTCTTCAGTAGCGTGTGCTGCTATATTATGTTGTTTATAAATAAAAAACTCATTAGAGCCTGTATCAGTTATAGATACATCTAAATTGGTTTGCTGATTACCATGATCGCAAGCTAAAAAACCTTTTATAATAGCAAAAGTAAAATCATCACCAGTTGGTGCAGTATAGATGGTTTGTTGTGTTGTAGCTGCAAAAGCATATTTAACATTAATTGCACGCTGTATATATTGTCTTTGTGAGGATAGATCCATTATCTTCTACCTCTTTGTTTTAAGTTCAGTCTTATATTACCAACTTGAAAGTCTTGTGTTGTGCTACCTGTTACAGTCATCTGTACTTGTCTTGCTGTAAACCTAGCATCGGTATATCCATCGCTTTCAAAGGTAAAACTACCAAAGTCTGTCTCGCTACCTAATGGGGTAAACTTACCTTTAAAACTTATTGTTACACCTGGTAATGTGTTTGCTTCTTCATCTGGAATAATCTGATTACATTGCACATAGTTATCGCCATTACCTAGTTCTATTGGACCACTTGTGCAAAAAGGCACATCACTATTTAAGTTTGGCGAATTAGATAATGTGGTTGATTCGTGTTCGTATATAAAACCATTTGAATCACCAGCAATAGGAAAATCAAACGCACCTTGGTCAATCCAACAGCCTCTATCCATTGAGCCTATAGACCAAGTGTTTTCTAAGTAGTTCCATATTACATATTTGTTTGGTAGATATATACCATCACCGCTTGGGAAACCCCACCATATTTCGTTAAAGTTAGAGTTATGTCCACCCCAACATGCTTTCCTTCCTGGTACATTTAGTTGGTCGTATACATAATCATGCACATCGCATGGTATTTCTCTAACAACACCATCATAAACAAAGAATGAGTTTTCACCCATCCACGCAAGAAAGTTTCCTGTTTGTACGACTGATCTTCTACTAACTGCTTTACAGTTTGCACCTGCTGCGGTGATACCATAAACAAAAGGTGAGCCTACATAGCTCATTCTATCTATACCAGTATCACTAAAAACCATAACATCGTTTTGGTATTTGACTGCTAGTAATGCACGACCACCTGTTGGTATTTGAACATCACCTGCTGTATTAGTAGCTTTAGATGTCCAAGTGTTTCTATCTTCTCTATCACTCCAAGCTACCCTTCTAGGGTCACCACCTGAACCAATAGCAACTAAGTGCCTTTCATTAGTTACTAGAACAGCCTGACAGCCTGTAGGAGCGTTAGTTACGACTGTACCAATGGTATCAGCTGTTCCTCCTGAAACTGGCCTCCACTTGTATATCTTGCCATCACCAGAAAAACAAAAGACTAAATCCTCACCCCAGTTATCAAAGGAGAAATGACCTGTATCAAGAGGTAGTCCAGATTGACTTCTAGCATCGCCATAATCTTCTACGTTATAGTGGTATGCACCATAACCAAGAGGGTCATTAGAGGCATCGTTTACAAAGCCAGATGGTGTTATATCAGTCCATGTGTTGTCGTATAAAACATAAACCTTTTGTCTTGTACCAACAGCTAAAACAGATGCACCTAGATTGTCCTTATAGGCATACATACCTATAGGCTCACCATCAAGTGCTGTGGTTTTTAGTTTAGACCAACCGCCAATCGGCTTAAGATAGCCGTTTTCAAAGCGCACAAGATTGCCGTCAACCCAACGACCTTTGTTAGCATAGTCAGTACCGTTTTTGACTATGCCAGCTGGCGGAGTTACAGGCAATAGTGCCATGTTTAACCTATAGTTTTAGTAACAGATGTTGGTGTAATCAGTAATGCGATTTGATCATCTAAGCTAGACTTTAGACTAGCTACTTCATCGTCACCCATGCCTGCTGTAACCCAACCAGTAACTGTGTCATTGGTAAGATCTGCAAAAGGTATAAAGTTAGATATATCATCTGCATTAACGGCGTAAGTACCATAAACAGAAGCTGAATAGTTATTACCTTCAGCGTCTTGTTGATCGCTTACTGCGTTTAATCGCCAATGTACGTTGTAAACAACGTCTGAATGACTGTCGTGATTTGGATATGTGTCAACTGTTTTACAATCCCATGTATATGTATTTGCCATAATTATTCTCCTTTATTTATTTTAAAATTAAGTGCTAGTAAATCGATGTAGCCAAAAAGTTTATTAATCCAGCCATCATCAATTTTGTTAGGGGTACAAGCAGCTATAATTGATGCTGCTGTTACTATGTAAGTTATGGTTGTTATTACATCTAATATAAAGTTCATAATATTATCCCTCTAGTGTTTCTATTCTTGATTTAAGATCATCAATCTGTGTTTGTTGTTCTTGTATAGCTTTCATTACTCTATCTCTTTTAAAGGCTCAACTATTACCTTACCATTTTCATCAGTCCAATCAGTATCTTTCATGTGTTGGTCATGTCTTTCTCCAATTACTAACCAAGATACAGTTGCTGTTGATGATGTATTTTGACAAGATATAGTTAAAATATTTCCTGATACGCTACCCTTAACAGCATCCCAATCTGATTCGTTTGAAGTGAAACATGATGTATTTGTGTTAAGTAATATAAATGTTCCTTCAGTCATACCTGCTTCTGTATCTAAATTAATAGTTGCACTTCCATCAACAAGTGTTACAACACCTCTATAAATATTATCTGCTTGAGGTGCTTCAACAAATGAATGTACTAAATTGTGAGTATCTTTTTTAGATTCTAATGGATGGTCAATTTTAAATGAACCTGAACCTTTTGATAAAGCACCTGCTATAGTTACATTTCCTGTATTTTCAACTTTTAATCCAACTATACCACCACCACCATTACTAACATTAACACTTAAATTAATAGTTCCTCTAGTAGCTGTGTTTGGTCCTCTAGCAGTTATATAACCACCACTTGATTCTTGCGACATAGAAATACTGTTTGCATCATTAGCAACAGCAGCAGCAGTACATCTAATATCTGCATTAGCAACAGTCAAACCAGCGTTTGTTGTTGTTGTGCCGATTGAAGTACGCCCATTAGAAGCAATACGCATTCTTTCAGAACCACCTGCAGCTATCTGTAAACTATCATTTGAATTTTGATAAACTACATAACCTCTTGCATCACTTTCAGTATCTCCTAGCAATAATTGTGCATATCCTGAAGTGCCTGAAACAACACTTATTGTTGAACTATCTGAAGCAGAAGTACTATTTTCTACATCAAGCTGATATGAAGGACTATCGGTGCCAATTCCAACATTGCCTGAAGAATCAATACGCATTCTTTCTGCTGCATTAGCATAAAATTGCATAGCATTAGCAGAATGGTCATATCTTACTCTACCAACACCATTAGAATCAGTATCACCAAATAGTAAATTACCACCATCTGTAGTACTTGTTTTGATTAATATAGAAGCACCACCACTTGTATTAGATACTTCTAATTTTTCACTAGGACTAGTCGTTCCAATTCCAACATTGCCATCAAAATCAATACGGACTTTCTCTGCTGAACTAGCACCACCACCTGCTGTTCTAAAAGCAAATTGTCCACCAACACCACTTGCACCATAAGAAATAAATCTTGTTACATTGCTACTAAAGTCTATAGCAGCAGTAGATGTTCTATCATCTGCTAAAGCACCACTTGCTAATATTGCACCATTGACTGTTAGTTTTTCTGTTGGACTGGTCGTTCCAATTCCAACTCGTCCTGAAGAATCAATACGCATTCTTTCATTAAATCCACCAGTTCTAAAAATCATTGAATCAATAGGATGACTATAAGAAATAGCACCTCTATATGCTTGGTCTCCTGTTGTTCCATCAGCAAAATATATAATTCCACTTGATGATGATGCAATAGTTAATCCAGTTGATGAATCACTAGTATCGCCAATAACTAAATTGTCTGCACCAGCATCAAAACTTGAAGGTGAGGATTGCCCAATTCCAACAGCATTTGCAGAAGAGTCTACAAATAAAGTTCCGCTATCCCAGTTTAAATCTCCAGTACCACCAATAAGAGCTGTAAGAGTACCAACACTTGTAATATTAGGTTGAGCTGCTGTAGCAAGTGTACCTGTTATAGATGTACTTGCTGATAGGGTAGTAAAAGATCCAGCTGCTGCTGTAGTGCCACCAATGACAGAGCTATCTATTACTGCTCCGTCTAAGTTCATAGCTACTGAAGTACCAGTAGAACTAAATAGCGCGTCTACATCATCGAGGTCAGTATTTATCTTCGTACCCCAGGTATCTGTAGATGCTCCTACTTCTGGTTTAGTTAAGTTTAAATTCGTTGTAAATGTGTCTGCCATAAAATTTTATCCTTTAAGCTGCGTCTTGTTCGCCTAATGTTGTCCATGATGTATTTGGGTTTGCTTGGTCGGTCCATGTTTCATCTGCCACTATCTGATCGGTCCAAGTCTCACCAGGAACAATTATATCTTCCCATTTTAGACCACCAACTGCATTAAATCCACTTGTTTGTGCAATTACAGATGCACCTGTTAATACAATGCCACCTAGTGCATCAAATCCGCTAGTTTCTGCAAATGTTCCTTCACCAACTACAGTAAATCTACCTGTAGCTGTCATACCTGATATTGCTGGACCTATAACCACACCACGGTCTATTTGTGTACCTGTAGCTGTTACATTAGATGTGGCAACTATAGTTGCAGATCCTAGGTCTATTTGTATACCAACAGCTGTAAATCCAGATGTTCCTGCTATGGTTGCAACACCTCTATCAATTTGAGTACCAGATGCTGTAACGCTAGATACTGCACTAATAACCGCTTGTCCGCGATCTATTTGTCTACCTGTTGCTGTTGCAGAAGAAACTGCTGATATGGTTGATGCACCAGTAATAACAAATCTACCATCCGCTGTTGCAGATGATGTTTGTGCTATTGTGGATGCGCCAAAATGATATACAGGAGTTCCGTAATTGGACTTTCCGTATGTGTATAAGCCATAGCCTACTGAGGCCATGGTATTAAGCTAATGTGATGTCTAAATCACCAGCGTCAAATCTGAATACATCTCCTGAACTTACAGTTTTAGAAGCTGTCAAGTTTGCATAAGCCATTAGATTACCGCTTGATGAAGCATCAAATATACCTACTGCAACCACAGTTCCATAGTCTGCTGTAGCTGTTGGATATTCAACCGCAGCTGTATTGGTTGCTGTGGTGGGGTCTGTACCAGATACTGTAAATGCAGCTGATTGTCTTGCGTAAGCTCCGCCTGATACTTCAGTACCACCACCTGTATCTGTAGGTGCTACAGTATATAAAGCAACATATAATGTTCCTGGTGCTGTATAAGCATTGCCACCAAATACATGGTCTAATACTTTATCTTCTAAGTAATCACTAAATCCAGCCATATTGTCTCCTAATTATTATTCCAATAATAAATGTTTTTACCAGACTTGCCATAAGTTCTTCTTCTTTGCATTAGAGATCCTTTGCCAAATTCTGCCTTCTCTTGTTCCATTCTCATCTCTTCTAATGCTTTTTCAAATTGTGCTGTAAATAACGGCACTCTTTCATCTTCCATTAGATAGATAGAAGCGTGTTTTAAAGCACCATATAGATAAGCATCTGGATATCCTGTGGATATAAAGTTCGTTGTATTAGAACTGCTTAAAGCATCTATAGTGCCATAGTATGTTAATTGTAGCGTATAACTTGCATCAGGGGTAGGTGCTAACTCTAATGAATTATCTACAATCGCATAATAAATTGGTTGGCCAGTAACATTGTTATTGGCTTTTCTATATACATCTAGTGATTCTAAAGACTGTTGAAATAATGGTCTAAAGTCATTTGATGTTATTTCTACATTAATAGCTTCTAACCAATCAGTTGGCAAACTCATGTACTGTCCATCTGCTGTAGCAGTTGCACGCTTTACCATGTCTTTGTTTCTTAATCTTCTGTTAAATTCTGATTCTGTTGCATCTATAAAAAAGTCTAACTGGTCTGTTAGGTCAGATCTGTTTAAGAAATTTGCAATATTAGTTTTTAATTCATCGTATGTCATACTTTACCTTTCCATGTTCTAAATGGTTTGTTATCTGAATGGTTTAGCCATTTCTTCCATTGCGCAGAATCTTGCGCCCATCCTTCTCGGACTGCTCTTTGATATACCACCATTGGTATTTCTGCTACATGGCGTAAATCTTTACCAGGTGTATATTCAGATAGATTTTTTACATAGTCTAAAGTTGGCTGTATGTTCTGTTGTGTATGATAAACAACTTTTTCATCTTCTGTTGCGAATACAGACTTATAACCTTTCCTATGATCTATTAATGTTGTCTTTGCCATGTGTAGATTTTAGCACAAAAAAAAGGGATGCCGAAACATCCCTTTAAGCTAATTGACTAAACTTATGATTCGTTTAAGTCAGCAACGATTCCGTGTGCAGCTTCGTTAGATACTTCTAAACCATACTCACATACAATCATTTTTGTCTCAGCATCGCCTATTGTAGCAATATCAACAGTTTTAAAGTCTCTTAAGAAAGATACTTTAGCAAACTCTGGATCTACTAATAGTAATGATGCTTCTCTTGATCTGTTTGATGGAACGATTTTTAGTTCACCAAAGTCAGATGAGTATACAGATACTGAAGCTTCTACAGTAGTTGCATCAACAAACTGTCTAGCTTGAGTTCTACCTGTGAAACCAGAAATAACTTGTTTGTTATGTGGTCCACAAATAGCCATTGAAGGCTCAGCTCCGTTACCAAACATAGTTTGTAGAACGCCTTTTAATAAAGCTTCTGTTAAGTCTCTGTCTGTTCCATCAACTGGAGCAGCACCGCCACCAGCACCTGAACCACCAGAACCTCTGGATACGTTAGATGTTAGCCATGATTCAAAACCACCAGTTACCCTAGCTGTTGTAGCGTCACCAGTTGTTTTAGCACCGTTTTGACATAAAGCTTCTTCCATGTCTCTTTTCAATGCTTTAGCCATAATAGCTAATTGATGAGCCATTTCTGATCTTTTGCCAGCTGGGTCTGAAGCGTCTTGAGAACCAGTTACAGTTGCGTCTCTTTTTGAAATCATTGCAACGTTACTTACTCTAGTTGTCGCTGTAGCAGTAGATCTTGATAGTTCAAAACCCTCTAGCTGTCCAGAAGCACTTGGAGTAGGTAAGACTTCTGTCTGCCAATCAAACACTACGTTTTTAATATTTCTTTTTCCGATTGATGACATAAACGGAGTTTGCATTGGAGAGATGTTGTAAATAATATTACTTAAATCTTCTCTGTCAGCTGTTGCCGAATATGTGTCAAATGCGTTAGTTACCTTTGCCATTTTTATATTCCTTTATAAAATTAAATTAATTGTTCAAAAACTTTAGCTGCGTCTTGGACTTTTCCAGACTTAGCTAACCTTTGTTTTGCTTTCTTCACAGGTGCTGCCGATTTAGGTCGGTTAGTAGTTCCAGGTCTAGCCACTCTTGCTGGTGCTTTTTGTGTTGGTTTTTTCTTTGTGGCTTCAACTGTTTTAGAGTTTAACCAAGCATTTCTTAAACCAAGTAAAGCACGATAATCATAAACCTGTTGTATTTCTTCAGGTGTATAACCCAAAGTATTTACAGCATATTCACTAATAGCAGCTTTTTCCTTTGACGCAACCTCTTGGTTTTGCCATTCAGGGATTATTTCAAGAAGCTTTTGATTGCCGTATTCAACAAACTGTTGAATTTGTGTTTGCTGTTTAACCATTGCTTCTTGTTGAAGCCTTTGTTGTTCAGCACTTACAGCACTAAGCTTATCTTTCTTTTCATCCCAAAGCTGTTTTTCGCGAACATACCCAACAGGATCATCTTCGTACAAAGTGTTCCAGTCTGGTTCGTTAGCCAGTTCGCCCTTTAATTGGGCTTCCATCTTCGGTAACAACTGCGAATAAATCGCATCTCTTTGCGCTAACTCTGCTTGCTGCTGCTCAATAGTCTTACGCTGTTGAGAGAGTTCTTGTGTTTTACGCGTATAATCTTGCTGACGAGAATATCCATTGACGAGTTCCTCTTGCGTGACTTCTACCTCTTGGCCATCTACCTTTACAGTAAATGTTTGAAGTTGCGGAGCTTCCTCTTCAATATCTGTTTGTTCTTCATCCAGTTCTTCTTCATAGTCATCTTCTAATTCATCTGCAATTTCTTGATCAATTTCTTCATCAACAAACTCAGAATCATCTTCGATAACTTCTTCTTGTGTTACTTCTTCTGTTTCTGTGACTGCATCTTCAACCTTATCCTCTTCAGGGGTTAAGAAACTTTCAAACATCGAAGTAGTAACTTCCTTATCAGTTTGTAAAGCAGTCGGTTTATCCGTTATTGCCATAATAAATACTCCTTATGTATTTAAGAGTATTTTAGCTTAATAATGTGTAAAAAGGGAAGGTTTAACCAATATTTCTAATTTTGTTTATATTAGCTTTTGTAAGTTTGCCTTTCTCAGCAATGATACGCAGATGTCTTTCAACCTCTGGTAATAGTAATAATGATCTGTGGATATCTTCTCTAGCATTAACATCATCTATCTCTCTTGAGTTTAACCAATGAGTAATATATTCGTTTTTAAGATTTTCTACCGCTTCTTTAAAAACTTCTGAGGTTAATATTTGTTCTGCTTGTGCAGCTTTAACTACTTCTTCGTGTGATACTGACATTATACAAATAATCCCATAGGTAGTTGTTGGTCTACGGAAAATCTACCACCAGTTGGTGTTTGTAAACCAGCAAGTTGTTGTTCTAACTCTGCAATTCTTGTGTCATAAGCTGATAAATTAGGCTGTTGAAAAGTTGGCATATCAATACCAGATATAGCTTTTTGTATATCTTCTTGTGTTACAAATTGAGATACATCTGGTACTTGTGTTTGTGGTAAAGACATTAATATATCTTGTTTTAATATGTTAGGGTCAAACGAAGGTATATCTTCTAATCTAGCAAAACCACTCAAGTCTGGTGCTTGGTAGGTCGGTAATTCGATACCACTTCTAATATCTTCTATCAATAATTGCCTATCTATTGATGGTGGTTTTGGTATATCAATTCTACCTGTAATGTCTCTAATTAAAGCTTCTCTATCAAGTGTGGGTACTGTAGGTATATCTTCTAATCTAGCAAACTGTGATAAATCTGGCATTTCATATTTAGGTACCTCAATGCCTTCTCTTATATCTTTTATTAACTCTTCTCTATCTATAGAAAAATCTCTACCAGTTGGAACTCCTGTAATTAAAGAATCAGCATCCATAAAATCTCTGTTTTCTAAACCAGATATCATAGGTCTTTCTAAAATTTCTCTATCTATAGAGAAATCCCTACCTGTAGGAACTTCTGGTATAAAGGTTGGCATATCAGGTTTGGTTTCTTGAATTTTTTTGCTTTCAGCTATTCGCTCTTGTACTATTTTTTCTATAGCATCTTTATCAAAACCACCACCAAATAATTTACCTATGTTTAGTAAGTTACTTAAAGGAGGAAAGTCTTGTTTTCTATCTACAGGTATATTTACACCACCGATACCTGTTCCTAAGAAATCAACATCATCACCCCTGCGATCTATAGAACGAGGTGGTGGAGGTGGTGCTGGCATGTCTTTTGGTCTGTTTAATTGTTCTTGTGTATAACCCATTGGTTGTTCTGGAGAATAACTTACGCCTGGTGCAATGACTTGAGACATTGGTATGCCGCCTGCTATAGAACGCGCATAGTCAAAACCAGAACGATATGTAGGATCTGAAACTGGTATTGTATAACTACCAAAATCATCTGGACCTAATTGTGGTCCTTGTTGTTGTTGTTGAAGTAAGTTAGCTAAATTTTGTAAATAATCAGCATTAGGAATTCCTGTCAGATTAGTACCGCCGCCAGAACTAGCGCCACCAAAAAAACCGCCACCACCAAAGTTATTTCCAAGTGAGTTTGAAAAAATTTCTATATCTTCTAATTTTATTGCCATATTATTGTGTTATTAATTTATCTATTTTTGCGTCTAGCTTATCTATGCGCTCTATAACCCTATCCATATTCATTATCAATTCTTCTTTGGTAACAAATCGCATAGCAACTTCTTCTCTGGTCTTATTGAGTAGTATATCAACTCTTTTGATTTCTGTCGCGCTAGAACGAATACTATAGATGATAAGACCAAACACCAAGGTCATTATA